ATTGGGATTATTGGCACGAAGGAGATATATAGCCCATGAAACTGACCCTCGACGTAGAAAACACTGTAACAAAACGAGATGACAAAACACATCTTGATCCCTTTGAGGCAAACAATACTTTGGTTATGGTAGGTATGCTAGATGATCTTGGTAACGAAGACCTTGTAACATTCGATCACTCTGAGCAACAACCCACCACAGAGGGGCGGCACATTGTCCAAAAGAAACTGGATGAAGCCGCCCTTCTAATCTGTCACAACGCACCGCACGATCTCGTATGGCTATGGGAATCTGGCTTCACATATGAAGGACCAGTGTTCGACACTATGCTATGTGAGTATGTGCTTCACCGTGGACAGAAAGATACTGTAGGACTTGAGGCGTGTGCTGAACGCTATAACCTACCAACACAGAAGCAGGACACCCTGAAAGAATACTTCAAGCAGGGGTACACTACACGTGACATTCCTCATGCTGAGTTATCTGAGTACTTGTCTGCTGACATCCATGCAACACAGGAACTGTATAATGTTTTGACTGAACGTTTGGAAGGTGCAGACAGTTCACTCAAAGGCACAGTCGATCTTACTAACCAGTTAGTGATACATCTAACTAAGATATACCAACGTGGGTTCAAGGTAGACAAGGATGCACTTGAAGAAGTGCGTCAAGAGTTTCAGGCTGAGTATGATCAGTTGACTGCTGACCTTGAAGCCCATGTACGTGAGGTCATGGGGGATCGTCCGATCAACCTTGGCAGCACAGAGCAGTTGTCATGGGTTGTGTTCAGCCGCAAGCCTATTGACAAAGGTACGTGGCCTGAGTTGTTTGATGATCGTATGTCTGATACAGATTTCAAACGCAGTGTAAAACTAAACAGTGAAGTACTGTACAAGCAGAAAGCACATCAATGTACTAACTGTAATGGTACTGGACAGATAAGAAAGGTAAAGAAAGATGGAACTTTATACTCAAGAACTAATCGCTGTGGGACGTGTGATGCTAGTGGCTATATTTTTACTGATACTTCAGTAGTCGCAGGGCTAAAGTTTGTCGCACCATCACCTAAGTGGATCAGTGCAGGTGGCTTCGGTACATCAGCTAAGAACCTAGAGTTCCTCGAAGCTATTGCACGTAGCAAAGGCATGACAGATGCAGAGTTATTTCTACAGCGTGTTCGTAGACGTAACGCAGTAGACACATATCTCAAGTCATTCGTCAATGGCATCGCTAACTTTGTGAAAGAAGATGGTATGCTGCACGTACAACTTAACCAACACCGTACAGATACGGGACGTTTGTCTGGGTCTAACCCTAACATGCAGAACATGCCACGTGGCGGTACGTTCCCTATCAAGAAGGTGTTCAAGTCACGTTGGGAAGGTGGGCAGATAATGGAAGCTGACTTCGCACAGTTAGAGTTTCGTGTAGCTGCGTTCCTGTCACAGGACAAGACTGCTATCGAGGAAGTGACCACAGGCTTTGACGTACACTCGTACACTGCAAAGGTTATCTCTGATGCAGGTCAACCAACTACACGTCAACAAGCCAAGGAACACACATTCGCACCGCTGTATGGTGCTAGTGGGTTCGGACGTACAGAGGCAGAGGCTGCGTACTACAAGCAGTTCACTACCAAGTACAGTGGCATTGGTAACTGGCACAAAGAATTAGCCAAGGAAGCCTTGAACACAGGCAAGATACGTACACCATCAGGTCGTGAGTTCTCATTCCCAGATGTACAACGTAGACGCTTTGGCGGTGTGACATTTTTCACACAGATTAAGAATTATCCCGTGCAATCATTTGCAACTGCTGACATTGTACCTATATCTCTGATATACATTGATAAGCTAATGGGAGTAAACCAAATGCAATCCTGCATAGTCAACACAGTACATGACAGTATTGTGATTGACGTTCACCCAAACGAAACAGAAAAGGTAATTAAAGTAATAAACCGTACAAATGAAATACTTACGGCCTTGGTCAACAAGAAGTGGGACATAGACTTTAATGTGCCTCTATTATTAGAAGCAAAAATTGGTCCTAACTGGCTTGACACAAAGGACGTAGCCTGATATAACTATAAGTTCGCAAAACAGAAAAGGAGACTTACATGAATCAAGTAGCAACACAAACAAACTTCACAGACATGGCAAAGCTGATGGGCATGAGTGCCGATACAGAGCAAGCACCAAAGGTGTCTACACTTGCACGACTACGTATTAGTCACACCCCTATCATGGGTGAGTCAGAAGTAAACGGCAAGAAGGTGAAGATGGAAGTTGTTGAGGGTGGTACATACAAACTGGAGATTCCAGATGGTCCTACCTACTACGCAAGTAAAGCAACCATTCGTCCATACGTACAACGTTTTATGTATAAGCGTTTCGTCATGGGCAATGACAAGACACCTAACCGTTACATCAAGACTGTAATGGCTGACAACCTTAACATTGATCTAAAAGACAATGATGGTGGGTTCAACTGCGGTAAACCTGCGGGTTACATCCAAGACTTCAAGGCACTGCCTGAGAAGACACAGGATTTGATTCGTCAGATTAAACGTGTTCGTGCTGTGTTCGGTACAGTTGAACTGGTTGATCCAGTAGATGCATCTGGTAATCCAGTTGAGGTGGCAGAGATGCCATTCATCTACGAAGTAGAGAACCGTGATGCGTTCAAGACTATCGGTGGTGTGTTTACCAAACTAGGTAAGATGCGCCGACTACCACCAATGCATTACGTTACACTCACTACAAGTGAGCAGTCCCTACCAAATGGTAATAGCTTCTACCTACCAGAGGTTCAGCTAGACCTGCAAAATACATTGGACTTGGACGATGATGCACAAGAAACACTAGGTAACTTCTTGGCATGGATCACCAACTACAATGAGTACATCACAAATGCATGGGATGAAAATGCTCACAAGCATGAGGATGTAGATACTGCAACAGTCGATGACTTTATCGACATCAGTGAAGAGGACTTCTCGTAATGCATCACCCTGCCGAAATGAAACTGCACCAGTTTATGACTGACGCAGCCAATGGGAAGAGTACGTTCACAGATGAACAGGCTCAAGAGATTGGCGCAGAGGTTGCGGCTGCTGTAGTACGTCAGTTCGGCAGCGGTAAGTCTCGTGGAGAGTTTACACTTAGGATGTCCAACATTGGGCGTCCTTCGTGTCAGCTTTGGTTTGATAAGAATAAACCTGAGACTGCTCTGCCGAAGCCTTCGACATTTGTAATGAACATGATGATAGGAGATATAGTTGAAGCAGTATTCAAAGGATTACTCAAAGCATCAGGAGTCGAGTTTCAAGACACTGATACAGTCTCTCTCAAGGTTGGAGACAAAGATGGTACTATCGTTCGGGGTAGTTATGATCTTGTGCTTGACGGTGCTGTTGACGATGTAAAGTCAGCGTCACCTTGGTCTTACCAAAACAAGTTTGAATCATTCGATACCTTATCTAAAGGGGATTCATTCGGTTACGTAGGACAACTAGCTGGCTACGCAAAAGCTGCCGACAAAGATGTAGGTGGTTGGTGGGTAGTCAACAAAGCCAATGGCGAGTTCAAGTATGTACCTGCCAAAGGCATAGACAGTGAAGCAGAGTTATCTAAAATAAGTAACACTGTGGAAACTGTTAATGATAATGAGTTTAAACGTTGCTTCAAAGCTGTACCTGAAACATATCGGGGCAAGCCTAGTGGTAACTATGTGTTAAATGACAACTGTAAGTTCTGTGACTACCGTTTCGAATGTTGGCCTACTCTACAAGAGTTACCATCAAAGGTGTCACAAGCCAAAGAACCTAAGACAGTTGGTTATGTAGAAATAAAGGAGTATTAAATGTTAGGTGATGATGAAATCAAAGAACTTCAAGATGAGATCAAGATGCTTGAAGAACAACTGCGTGAACGTAAACGTGAACTCAGCGAGAAACGTTATGCAGGTTTACGTGCGGCAATGGAAGCACGTAAGGAAGCTGATCAATTACTTAGTGAAGAACTAAAGGCACTAGGTGTTCGTCGTGTTAACTGGCATCCCTTTATCTAATGAAACGTTTTAGCGCAGCAATGAAGCACGGGTATCGTAGCGGTCTTGAGGTCAAGGTGACGGAGTACTTGAAGGAAAATAAAATTCCTGTAAAGTATGAGGCGATCAAGATCGAATGGGAAGACCTGATGTACCGCACCTATACCCCTGACTTCGTGTTGCCTAATGGTATCATAGTAGAAACTAAGGGGCGGTTCACATCAGATGATCGCAGGAAACATAAGCTGATCAAGCAGCAACATCCTGACCTTGATATACGGTTTGTATTTACAAATAGTAAAGCTAAACTGAGCAAGGGGGCAAAGACAACCTACGGCATCTGGTGTGAGCGTAACAAGTTTTTATACGCAGATCGTTATCCACCACTGGAATGGCTTAAAGAGAAAGGTAAAGATAAACATCCAGAACTAATAGAGTTCCCATTAGAAAAAATAAAAAGGAGTTAGTATGAGTAAAGAACAAGAGAAAATATTCGTAGACTTTGAGCCAAATGATTTTATCATTCGTATCTCACCTGTGTTAGATGACAGTGATAATTGGACAGGGGAATTAACAGTCGGGTATCTTACACTAGACGAAAACTATTTAAGCGAAGAGGACTATACACACATAGACATGGTAACTAACTTAACACTTTCCGCTATTCCATTAATGGAGCAGGACGTAGAGGTACGTAATAGGCTTTACAAATACACTACATCTGTGTTAGAACAAGAAGGTAAACCTGTTGTTGAGAAGGAAGATGATAGTAACGTAATTAAACTACGATTCAGTTAAGGAGATTGATATGGCAGACAATGTAAACCAACCACCACACTATAACCAAGCTGGCATTGAGTGCATTGATGCCATTCAAGCTGCAACTGGTGAAGGCTTTGAGTATTACCTACAGGGTAACATACTTAAATACATGTGGCGTTATCGCTACAAGAACAAAACTGAAGACCTTAAAAAGGCTCAGTGGTATTTGAACAAATTGATTGAGGTGAAAGATGATAGTCAAAGTATTCTTGACTTTGGAGATTGATGAAGATGATTACCCTGTTCCTGTTGATGGTCACATTGACGAAGAGGTTGAAGAAACAATGAGAGAACTCGTCTATGATATAGACGGAATGAGCATAAGAACAATAAAAATATTAACGGAGTAGACATGGAAACTTATGGCCCAACATTACCTATCTCAGAAGAGATACACGCAATGAAGTATCGCTCAAAAGGCGAAACATTTAGAGAAGCTATGACACGTGTAGCTGAAGCACTTAAAGATAATGAAGAACATTTTAGTAATTTTAGAAACATTCTGTACAACCAACGCTTTCTACCTGCAGGGCGTGTACAGTCAGCAATGGGAGCACCACGGCGTGTGACCCCCTATAACTGTTTTGTATCTATGACTATCGAAGATAGCATGGACGGTATCATGGAAGCTGCTCGTCGTGCAGCAGAGACTATGAGACTAGGTGGTGGCATTGGCTACGACTTCAGCACACTACGTCCACGTGGTACACTAATCAAGTCACTAGACAGTAAGTCATCTGGACCCGTGTCATTCATGGGTATCTTTGATGCAGTGTGTAAGACTATTGCATCTGCAGGGCATAGACGTGGAGCACAGATGGGTGTGCTACGTGTTGATCACCCAGACATTGAAGAGTTCATCACGGCTAAGAACAACAGTGATACATTGACACAGTTCAATATATCTGTGGGTGTGACTGACGAGTTTATGATTGCGGTAAAAGAAGGACTAGACTTTGACTTAGAGTTTGATGGACGTGTATATAAAACCGTGTATGCTCGTGCACTGTGGGATCAGATACTACGCAGTACATGGGATTGGGCAGAACCTGGAATTTTATTCATTGATCGTATCAACCTGAAAAACAATCTGCATTACGTAGAAACTATTGCAGCCACAAATCCATGTGGTGAGCAACCACTACCGCCTAACGGTGCATGTTTACTAGGTTCATTTAACCTAACTAAATATATTCTTGAGCATGATGGTAAATATGTGTTCAACATGAACCAACTACGGAATGATAT